TTTGACTTCAACCCAACCATCCAGCATCGCCTGGGCCAGCATGGATGCATCATCTTCCCCAACTTTACCGAACTTCAGGTCAGTCTTGAAACTTCCCTTGGAATCCCCACGAATATCAGCGTAAGGGTCATACCCTTCACTTTGAAACATCTTTCCCCCGTTTCCACGTTCCATTATCTGGAAGAACAAAATCTGACGTTGAAGACCAATCAAATTTTGTTGCAACCATCAGGCTATTAACCCATCCACCAACAATTGACCAGTACGTTGCTGGCAAATCAACGTGGGCAATATACCAAGAATCTTTAGTTGGATTTTCTTTAGATATCTGCTTGATGGTCACCCACTAAAGATATCAACAAGATTAACATCTTGTCAAGTAACCAGATAAGTTTATTTACCGTATTTGGGCTACTTGCACCTTGTAGCCCAAGGTTTCCATCCACAACCATTGCGCTCTTGACTGTAATTCCACATTGCCAAACCAGCACGAAGGTTTACTTCGGGGATAAATAAATCCTCACAAGTATTGAGAATTCCCTTAGCCTGAAGCCAGCCAGTTGGATTGTACTTATTCTTCTTGCACCAGTATCCGTTGATTTGGATAAGCCCACGACTTCCGCCGTTGGGGTCCTTCTTGTTGAATGATGTCGTATTACAACGTGATTCACGGTACATCACAAAACTCAATTTCGACCACTGCTGCTCAGTCCAGCCGACAGAAATAGCCAAGTCGTGATATTCGCCACAACGCCCATACATGAAGCGGGCTAGTTCGGTCCAGTTGACTCCCGAAAGGTCAATGGGCACAACAGTATTAGCAGGATTGATGGCTTTCGCTTTGTTGGACTCAATCCCACAGGTCGAGATGGCTACAACTACAATGGTAAGAAAAATTCCAATAACCAGTCTTCTTGCATTTTTCATTTTGTTCTCCCTTATTTACACGGACGTGACCATGGCTTGAAACCACAGTAACCGTGGTCCTCGTGCCATCTGTACATTTCCCATGCCCAAGCAAAGTTGTAACGGGGGTCATTGACTACACGCCAGTCACCATACTTTGCTTCAATGTCATCAAGCCAAACTTGGTTGATTTGAAGGGGGCCTCGGTCATGGCCATTCCATTGTGGGTGGCCTTCAATGACGTTCTGACAACGAGACTCAGACCACACTTCGCGGAGAAGTTCAGGCAGAAGTTCAAAGGGCCAACCAGCGTCAAGAGCAACCTGAGTCCACTCTTGACACGGAACTTCGGGGTCAAGTGTCGGGATGAAGAAGCCTTCAGGGAGCGTGAGCACAGTCGTTGTAGTGGCTGGAACAACAGTTGTCGGCGGTGTCGTTGTTGAGACGGCAGGGGCGACAGTTGTTGTTACTGGTATCGCGCTTTGTTCTTCCTTTCCTTGAGCACTAACTCCTACTGCAACAGCAAGGGCGATAGCGGGTATTGAAAATAGAAGTCTTAGCGGATGTTTCATATGTCTCCAGTGGTAGGCGGATACGGCTGGAGACTCGGTCTCCGTGTGGCAAACACTAGCAGGTGAGCCACCAATATATTACCATTTGATTACAGTCTGTCAACTACTTGACAAAAATAAATAACAAAAACACTCTCTGAGCAGGTATTACTATCTAATATTTTTTTAGAAAATATCTTCAGGATTCTGAAATCGTCCATCAACGGTGAATAAACCATCTTCAAATTCGACGACTTCCAACTCTAAAACTTCAATTAAAAAGTCAGCAAAATCCTCACATGTCTTAATGGCTACTTCCTTTTCCTTATCAGACATCCCAACCCCATTGCCACTGTAGACATAGAGGGAATCGCGAATAACATTTGATATTTTCAACATTATTTCAGAATCAGTAGCCATGCCAATACCCTAACGCACCAATCCCAAACCAGCAACCTACCGAGCAAATAATTTTTACGAGAATATCGCCAGATGGGTTGCGCCACAAAAAAACCTCTGATATGTTGACACTCAACGAATTGGGGCTTACCCCAGAAACGAGGAAAAAATGAGTCAGTCACCATCGACCATTATCGGGAACATCACTGATGACCCGAAATTGTCATTCACGGCAGACGGAAAGCCGAGATTAGCATTTGGCGTAGCCGTTAACCACTACTGGACCGACCAGTCCGGAGAAAAGCAAGAGAAGACGTCCTACTTCAACGTCATTGCATGGCGCTATGTTGCAGAGGATTCTGCCAGCGTTCTCGAAAAGGGCGTAGGAGTCATGGTTTCAGGACGCCTAGAACAGCGTTCATGGGAAGCGGATGACGGCACCAAGCGTTATGCAGTGGAACTCATTGCAGACCATATTGGCGTGCTCACACGCTCAATTGAAACGTTTGAACGCAAGCGTCGTGGTAACGCCGAAGGTGGAGCATCGCCTGCCAAGAAAGCAACTTCCCCACGTCAAACACGTCCCACACTTCAGTCAGTCCCACAAATTGCAGAAAATGAGGAGCCATTCTGATGGAAGAATCAACACGAGGTCGGGGTCGTCCCCGTCTTAACCCAAAAGAGTCATCGCGTCGCGTTACTCTCACATTTCCCCAATCTCTCATTGAACAATTGAGTGATGAAGCCCGCACTCGTGGTCTTTCATTCGCTGCTTTGGTTCGCGAAAAGATTGGTTCATAGTTCAAACTGTCGATAAGTAATTCCTGAGAGATTATTCGACAAAAACATTCACCGCACATATTCCGGTGATTCAGGGTTGGAAACTCAACAGCGACCAACTACGGAAACCCTGAACAATAGACCCGCCTCGAAAGGGGCGGGTTTTTTGTTGCACATGTTGTTGATTTGTATCGTCTATTCTTTGCAATATGGTTGAGCGACGACAAGCACCAAAACAAAAAATTCTATCTATCAACCGAGTGGGTGCTTGGGGCAAAGTTCGTTATGAACATAAACTCGATTGTGGACATTCTGAAATTCTTCCGCGTGCTTCTAGTGCAAAAAGAATTGCTTGTACTTGGTGTGTAAAGGCTCAAGAAAAAGAAGAGGAACTTCGCCAATTGGTGTCCCCACAAAAAAATTCTTCACAGATACTTGACATGGATGAATTCATGAGTCAAGATGAGATAGAAGTAAACAGAACTCGCGCTTCTATTGCTGCAATGTTGCAAATCCCAGTGGATGCCGTTAGCATTGTTTCAACAGACGTAGGGGGACGTCTAGTAATAAAATCAGCATACATATTTCTATCATCAGGCGACATAAGTCGAATTTTGACAAAGGGGGACAACAATGGATAGTGCTCATCCGCCGTCAAACGGTGCGTGCAAAGGGAAGCCAAGTGGATGGTGGTTCCCAAATCTTTCAAATCATTCAACGCCGCGTGAACGCAGTGATGTACGTGGACAAATGAAATTGGCCATCGAAATTTGTAAATCTTGTGACAAGCAAATTGAATGTCTTAATTATTCACTTGAATGGGAACTGTTCGGTATTTGGGGCGGGGAGACTGAGGGTTCACGCGAACGTATGCGTCGAAACTTGGGCTTAAGAATTTTGCGTCCAAATGTTCATGAGATTGTGGGGTATCCAGAACGTGGAAACTCACACGAGTGAACTTCTCTCGCGTCTTGATGGCGTAGTTAAAACTTCAAATGGCTGGGATGCCCGTTGTCCTTGTCGCAATGACGACAGTAACCCATCGTTATCTATTCACGAAAAACAAGATGGCGCAATTCTCCTTCATTGTCATCGTGGCGGGGGATGTTCTGCGCCAGAAATTGTTCAGTCCGTAGGTCTACTTATGAAAGATTTACTTCCCCCTAGGGATAGGAAAACTTCTTTTGATTCTTATGAGCCGAAGCCTTTTGAGAAGAAAGTTTCTTCACCAAAAGTTGCAAAAGTAAAACTCTCAGTAGTCGCAACCTACGATTACGTTTCTGAATCAGGCGAGTTGCTATTCCAGAAGGTTCGTTATGTTGATGAGGATGGTAAAAAAACTTTCCGTCAACGCAAGCCAGACGGCAATGGTGGCTATACCTATTCTCTTGGAGATACACCAAAAGTTCTATATAAGTTGCCTCAGATTATGGCAGCAAAAAGTAAAGACGAATCAATTTTTGTCGTTGAAGGTGAAAAGGACGCTGACACCCTTATTGCCTTGGGAGCCTGTGCCACAACGATGCCTGGTGGTGCTGGTAAATGGTTGCAAATCCATACAGATGCTCTTGCTGGTGGGACGGTAGATGTTATTGCTGACAACGATGAGCCAGGTCGCAAACATGCCGTTCTAGTGATAGAAGCATTGCGTGGTGCAGGATGTGACGTACAGGGATGGATTTGTCCTACTGGCAAGGACATCACGGACTTCATTACTTCCGGAGGTTCAACTTCAGAACTCGTCCCATTTGAGCCCTCTGAATCAGACAACACTCCAATTACTGAAACAATGTTGGAGGAAGCAAGTGATGACGTTGATGAAGAAGAAGAATTTGAGGAGATACCTCAAACGCAAACTGAAATAGCAATTTCAAAACTGCGTGATTTGTTGGAGAACAATAAACTGACTCCGACGGCACTTATTAATCGTGCTTCATTGCTTGTGTCTTCTGCGCTCTCGACTGCTCCTACTACTGAGGGGCGTCTTGTTAATTGGCAAGAATTCGTTGGTGAAGCCGATGACGAGACATATGACTGGCTAATTCCAGGTTTGTTGGAACGTCGCGAGCGAGTCATTGTTGTTGCTGCTGAAGGTGTTGGAAAGACAATGCTGGCACGACAGGTAGGAATTGCTACTAGTTGGGGAGTGCAGCCTTTTACTTTTAATAAGATGCGACCAATTCGTACGCTTACTGTTGACCTCGAAAACCCTGAGAAAATTATTCGTCGTTCATCTCGCAATATTATGGGTGCTGCTGCTTCAATGAATTATTCAATGAAGTCTCATGCTCACCTGCTTATTAAGCCAGATGGATTGAATTTGTTATCTGCAACGGACAGGCTTCTTCTTGAGATGTATATGGAGCAAGTGCAGCCAGAGTTGCTAATTCTTGGACCTCTTTATAAGTCTTTCCTTGACCCAGGAAATAAGACATCGGAAGCAGTTACGATTGAAGTTGTCAAATACCTAGATACCCTGCGTGTTGTCTATGATTGCGCCTTATGGTTAGAGCATCACGCCCCACTTGGGGAGTCTCAAACATCACGCAATTTGCGTCCTTTCGGTTCCGCTGTATGGTCACGTTGGCCAGAATTTGGTATATCGTTGCAGCCAGACCCTATGGCTGTAGGGGATTATGTATATGACGTAAAACATTTTCGTGGCGAACGTGATGAGAGACAATGGCCTACCAAGATGCGACGCGGCAAGAAATGGCCATTTGAGCCAATGGAATTTAAGGTGGTTAAGCCATGAGTGAAAATACGCCCAGTGTGATGACTAAGGAGTTTTTGGCTGAACGTGATGCTCGTATTTTCAAAATGCGCCAAGCAGGCATTTCTGTAAGCGAAATATCAAAACGTTTCGGTGTTTCAATTTCTGTTGTGCAAAAAGCAGTAGAACGTCAACTTCAAAAACTCAACAAAGAGACCCTCATGGCTTATCCAGAGGTACTCAGAATGGAACTGGAGCGCCTAGATAACCTACAGGCGGCTATCTGGCCCATGACGCAACACAGGAAGATACGGACCGACGACGGTACCGAGGTGCAGATTGAACCCGACCTAAAGGCTATCCAGCAGGTATTGGCAATTATGGATAGGCGTTCAAAACTCCTTGGCATGGACCAAAACAACCTCAACGTTCAAATGGAAGTCACTCAACCCGAAACCATCAAGGCAACTCTTGCTGGCGCTCAATCTGCTGCAGCACTGGAAACGTTCAATCCCGAGGCAGAGGCAAGGGCACTTCTTGAACTCATGG